CTGAGGGAATAACACCTGTGTTTTGGACAATACTTAACCCGGGTTGAAGTTGATATGCCATTTACTATTACTTAAGATTTATTTATACATACGCGTATGCATAAGTACCACCGCGCGTATCGTAATTCGTATCAAGGCCGCCGTATGCTTCTAATTGAACACCGCGTGCGTCTGGATTACAATACACACCCCCTTCACTTTTACAGTTTTTCGTGCCATACGCCCATTGCGCAAATCCATCTTGATCATTCACTAATGTCGAATTAGCGGTGCTTGTGAATTGCCGCGACATCGCATTTCTCTGATATATTGGATCAGATGTTCTTGATCGCCCAGAATCATACCTAATCGAGGCGTCCAGGTACTGTTTAACATCATTACGGACATTTGGGAAGAAGCACGCGGGATTTCCATCAGAATCGTCTAACATTAGTTTATTTGCCATTGGATTGTCACTGGTTGGTCTTTGGCAACCACCGTAGCCACCATAACTTTGTGCGGCCGACATCATCGTATCTTGAATCATACCAGATTTATACATGACATAAAGAACCGCGAGAACCATGCCTCCAAGAACGAATATTCTGACATCTCGGCGAATGAGATATAATACACATGTCGTATATATAACAAATCGAGAGGCCGCATTCACACGCTCTTCTGGAGTTTGTCTATTATTTGGCCAAAATTGAGTTACGTTTTTAGAATCAATGAGTTGTTTAAAGTCTTCGAACCAAACCTTCATTTATATATGATGAGGTTTATTTTTTCATCATACCCCCAAGCATTCCATTTAATGTTTTCATTAGCGCGTCCTGATTGATCCCACCATCACCGGAGTCAATCTTATCCGCACATTCCTTCGCGATGTTTTCAATCATAGATAATGTTTCTTGTGGGATCGCCGTAATCGTTGTTCCGAGCATATACAGTGTCTGGATGTACTGCCAAATAGCATTTTTTGTATTGTTTGAAAGTTTATTATTCCAATGTTTCGAGATATTCAATTCACTAAGAAATTCAATCTTTTGAATATCATCGATAAATGTTTCATCTCGTTGGGAAATCTTATCCGCGTACGGTTGGATGCCTCGAATAAATGCATCTACACACTTTCTCGGATTTGTTTCCTTGATGAGTTCAAATGAAACGATAAACTTTTTTATACTATTGTCTTCAGTCGTTTTGTATAGTTCGGTTAGGAATTGTCCCATCATATCATTGAAAGCACTCACAGACGCCATGTTTATTAGTAATGCACATTAATCTTTAAGTTAGAAAGGTTCCATAGATATAGTCTCCCGTTGACCTATGCCATTAGATACAATGAAATATACCATGATGGCGTTCAGTGCTGCGGGTTTAGCGTATTCATTTAGTTCTGGTTTTTTTTCATTATTTATGTATACTCTGAAATGAATATATAACGCCGTCATGATTGCGGCCGAGAGTGCGGCACTCACCGGGTCTCTGAAGTACTCTGATAATTCCATTTAATTATAACCAATTTTTTTTGTTCGCTGTTCCGGGGCGTCACCGAAAAATACATTTTCTTGGGGACGTTGTGGTTTGAGGGGTATCGTTTTAAATTCATTATCGAGTGATGGCGGTAGACGCGCTGGTTGTTCGATGACGTCTTCGCGTGGAGATTGCTCCGGAACGTCTGAATTTGGGATTTGATCGGATTCCATTTCTGGAAGAGACTCCATTTCAGGTTGTCCTTCTGGAACCGGTTCCGATACCGGTTCTTCCTGACCGGGCATTTCACTTTCCATTTCATCGTTTTCAAGTATATCGGGATCTTCTGTATCTTGTACATCTTCACCGAGATTTATACTGCTCGTGTCCTGACTCATGTATGTTTGCAGGATTTGCTGAACTGGAATGAGTTCTTTTATGGTCGATTCTATACACAATATAAATCTTGAACGAAGTTTATCGTCGCGAACGTATTCGGATTGTTCTTCGTAGAATATGTATGGATCTTTGTATAAATCTTTAGCGGCATTGTTGTAGCAGCTTTGAATGAACACTTCATTCGACGGAAGTTTCAGTGATATTTTTTTATTTTCGCTCTTCAATCGAACGGATGATAAAATTTTAACATGACTCACGAACACAGCTGCGAGTAAGTCATTGAACCAAGCGCATCTATCCGTGATATTATCGCTGTGAGATTTGCTCATAGCGTTACTCCAGTTTGGAACTTCTTTGAGTAATTTTTGAAATGCAATGAGTAGTTTTTTTCCGTTTGCCATCTTGTCGGCTTCTTTGTAAATATCTTCGAACACGGTAATCATAACTGGGATCATGACATCGCATAACTGACCTGTGTATTCTTTTTTAGCCTCGACAAGAATATTCAGATTTTCCATTTATGATTACGTGGGCTTTTTTTTGCGGTATTTACTACGCACCTCGTTTGTATTTGGCCGCCACCTTCTTAAGATTAATGAGTGATGGAAATTCGTCGGTATCCGGTTCGTGTGTTTCTTTGACACGCGCTCTGGTATCTATCATCCACGATACATATATGTCATAATCACTCACGAGTTGGGTGGTAAATCCGGATAGCCTCAATTGTCTTTCGACGTATTTCGTTGCCATGAATCTATCAAAAGTCGGATATCCCATTATGAGACCCGGTGTGCGGAGAAATATATCCTTTCTACCCCGCTCGGCCGCGAATTTTATTTTCTTGGAAAACTGTTCATATATTTTCGTATATATTTCCTTTTTTATCTGTTTTTTTATGGTATCAATTTTATTGACATCACTTATACTGATCATTACAATTACATTAACTTATTTTTTGACAATTGAAACTCACCCCGTTTGATAACCGAAAAGTCGTCTACGATGTCATAGTCAATAAATTCCTGACCCTCGGTAGGCTGGATGTATGGCTTTATGTTAGATGGAGTATTGACGGACATCGGCTGACTTCGCAGTGATACGACGCGAGGAATACCGTTTTTAATATGAACCGTAGATACGATTGAAAATCCAAATGCAAATCCAGAATCTTTAACGACCATAAACATACATTCGTAAATGTCGTCTGTGTTTTTGAGATTATTATAAATCATAACTTTCTTCTGCAGTTCTGCTTTCATGAGATCTAATCTATCAAATACTTTCTTGAATTCGTCGTTTGCATCCGATTCTATGGATTGTAAAGATGTTAGAATTTCCGCTTGTTTTTTGATGTCATCTATCTCTTGTTTAACATCCATGAGTCTATCGGCGTCTTTTTGTAGTTTGTATCTTTCAAGTGCGATCGTCTCTATAATATACGTGCATATTTTGAGTCTTTTACTGAGCTCTTTGTTTGTAGCGAGTACAAGTTTCTCCATCACATCGCTGTCAGCCATCGCATCCATTTTGACGTATCCATCCTTAGCAAACACTGGATCATTAAACTGAATGTCACCGACGGGTTTATTGTATCCTGATAATCCAAAAAGTTCAGTGAACGGTTCTCGTCTGGTTAATAAAACGACAATCATCAATATGACGAGTAATACTATGGTATTCATATACTAATATGCGTTATTATTTTTTAGAAAAATAATCAATTATAGATATATGTCATTGCTGATATTCAGCCCAAGATGTAATCATTGCATAGAAATTATGGAATTCATAAACAAGAACCAACAATTAAAGCAGCTCGTCCACTTTCATAACGTAAACACACAAGGCATACCACCCGCCTATGCAAAAAAAATCACAAGAGTACCGACTCTTTTGACAAAAAACGGAAAAATATTAGTCGGTAGTGAAATACGAAATTGGCTCGAGTCGTTATTACCGAGTGATGAAATATTTCATCATGAACTCGAATCGTCTGTATTTTCATACACCATAGATGGCAGTGAAGTAGACGATAGTATATTTAATTTAGATAATTATGGAAGGTCTTTACAACCAGCGATGACGAGAGAATTGGAAGAAAAAATCAATAAAAACGTCGCAGAATCATACAATAATATAAAGACTTAACGCACAACGAATGTAATGAGATTAGTTACCATACAAGCGACAGCTATCAAATCAATTTTCGAAGTATTGAAAGACATACTAAATGATGTGAATATATACTTCAAGCCAGAGGGAGTGTGTATAACCACCCTCGATACGTCAAAAACATCACTCGTCGACATGTTTCTGTCTGCGGACAATTTTGAAGAATATTCGTGCGATCACGAAGTGATTGCTGGTATCAACATTCTAAACACGTTTAGACTTCTTAAATCTATAACGAATAATGATGTATTGACGTTTGAAATTATATGCAAAGATCACATGACTATCGAGATTCGTAACGATAACAAGAAAACATCCACTGTATTTCAGTTAAAGTTATTGGATATTAACGAAAGTCGCATCGAAATTCCTGATACGGATGTTAAGACGACGATTACCACGATACCGTCGGTCGACTTTCAACGATTATGTAGAGATATGTCAAATATCGGTAATGATATTCTCATCAAACGAGAGTCAAATAAACTTACACTAGTGTGTGAAGGGGACTTTGCGAATCAAGAGACGTCGATTGAGTGTATCGAGGAAAGTCCTCATATATCTGGGTTATACTCATTAAAATACATAAACATATTCACGAAAGCTTCTGGAATGTGTGCAAACGTGCAACTCATTCAAGAAACAGGTAATCGATTTCTGATATTGAAATATGATGTAGCCAATCTAGGTGACCTTAAGTTTTATTTAGCGACTAGATTAAAAGAAGATCAGTTGTAGTTCCTGAGATAGTACTTATCTTTTTCGTATTGCCGATCATGTTAGTGACCTTGATGAAAGGATATTCATTTTGTAATGTTTCATCTGAATAATATAAAAGGTCTTTGATTAATACAACTTCACCGTGAAAATTTGTATGCGGTCCAGCGTATCTTCTGATCTTTTCCGATACGTCGCACACCGGTTTATCGTCGCGGTCTAGTAGAAATGCCGAAACAAACGGAATACTAAATGAGATATTTTTCTCCTTTGGAATATTTTTAGATATATCATATGATATGAATTTATAAATCTTGTTGTTATACCAATACTTAATACGTACCACAATTTTCTTTACATTTTGTGGTACGCATGTATTTCGAAAGTCGAGTCTCGTGACTTCCGAATGGTACTCGTTTAATGATTTACTCCATCCCCGCGATTCGCGTTCCCAGAACACATCTTCCAATAGGTATTTTCGCCGATGATCTAATATGTACTCAATCTCTTCTTTTATGATGCTGTAATCGGCCGACCTCGTAAACTTCAGATATAGTCCATATGTCCAATAAATTACATTATTTAAAAGTTTAATGTACATATTATTTATATTTACATGGAGGGTAATTTTTTAAGTAGATATAATAATAAGATTGAGAGATGGAAAAATCTAATCGATACCGATCCAACAAATAGAAGTATATATGAATTTGAGATGTCAGATTATATCATACGATGTATGAGTTACATGGAAAAATACGCAAACGATACCGATCACGTATCTGATACCGACAATGTATTTAATGTCATAGAGACAAAAGGACTTCAGCGTAAAGACATATTCAGAGATTATCTCATCGAAGTCGAAAACTCAAATGACGTATACCGAGCACCGCAACGAAAAGTTGATACATGTGATCAATGTGTCGCGAGTAATATCATATACTCATATGAAACTGGTGAACTTATATGTGACTCATGTGCGCTCGTGATTTCGCGTCTAATAAGCGATGAGCTCACATACAGAGAAGAACAAGAGAGTACTGAAAAGATAGTTAGTTATTCATACAAAAGAGAAAATCACTTTAATGAATGGCTCAGTCAGTTTCAAGCACAAGAAATGACCACGATCCCGAATGAGGTCATGGAACAGTTGAGGTCGGAGCTTAAAAAAATTAAGATAAAAAATCTAGAAGAGATAACACACGCAAAAATACGAAATCTTCTCAAGAAACTTCGATTAAATAAGTATTATGAGCATGTCCCATATATTACAAATATTCTTAACGGTATAAAAGCACCAAATATGCCCCAAGAATTAGAAGAGCGATTGCGTATAATGTTCAAAGATATACAAAAACCGTTTGATGATAACTGTCCAGCGGATAGAAAAAACTTTTTAAGTTATTCTTACGTATTATATAAATTCTGTGAACTCTTGGGGGAGGACGCGTACTTAAAGTATTTTCCATTGTTAAAATCTAAAGAAAAATTGTATCAACAAGACGTCATATGGAAAAAGATATGCGAACAGTTGAGATGGGAATACATACCGACTATCTAATATTAAAGAATTGCTGTTTATATAATCAAATGGTTAACAAGTACGAAAAGTATTGCCTCGACGAATCGAATTACTTTTTAGAACGAGCTGCGGATGCGATCAACGCTTGTAAGACGAATCCGAAAAAATATTACGAGGAATCCAGAAAACATTACAGAGACATTTGTAAACTGTTTCCATTTATGGTAATGCTTCAATACAGCGAATCTCAACAGAACGATCTGGGAACGGAGGAAAGTTTATCAGATACGCTTTCGACAGATTCAGCAAGCGAAGGTAGTTTTGCGCCTGTAACTCCACCTGCTCATTGAGGGATTTGATGGCTTTGAACTCTAGAACAATTTCGTTATTGATGATGATATCTGCCCGCAGATTCCCAACCACGTGACCCATAAAATCAATGGGTATTATGCGCTCGGTTTCATACGGAACATTGTGTTTGCGAAGTAATACTTCAAAACAATTATGATAGACGCGTTCGGAATAACATGGTCCAATCGTATCATAAATCTGTTGTGCACATAGTTCTATGTCTATCATGTAGGGATATGCGCACATTTCTTTAAAATGTTGTTAATTAGTAAATGAAAAAGCCGAAGATTATCATTCCGTTGCGTAATTCTGAAATACTCAGTAGTCATGGATATAAGGATGTGAAAAATCTTTCAAAATTGGCGAGGCATCGGGCACTTTCGCGGGTTGTGCGAGCGGGCGAACCTCCGTTGGGGTTATTCAGACGGCTCAATGTTTTAATGATTTTATTTAAACGATCAAATCCCAAACTCTCTCGTCTTTTTAAGAGTGACCGGGATTGGGTTAAAGAAAAATTCCTCTAGAAATAGAGGCATGGAATTTATATACGAGGTAAGAGATGTTCTTTCAAAAGATATGTGTGAAGAAATAATTCAAAGATTTTTACACGACGAAAAGCGAACGCCATCTACTACGTTTAGCGGTTTAGATTATTCCCATAGAAAATCGACCAATCTGTGGATCATACACAATGATTCATGGAAAGATATAATCGATACGATACTCAACGCATTCTTAAAAGGACTCGCACAGTATAGAGATTATTTAGTGAATTCATCTCATATCACACAGCGTTCGGTGAATACTCTTTTTGAATCACTGCGTTTGGAAACAGTATTTGTTAATGAAATGAAAGAAGGTGAGTATTATCAATGGCATTTCGACGACACAAATAAAAGAGTAGATGAGCCCCGAAGAACGTTTACGTGTTTGTTATATCTTAACACGTTGGAGGATCATCAAGATGGTTGTACAGAGTTTATGTGTGGCGCAAAAATTAAACCCGAACAAGGTAAACTTTTAATTTTTCCGGCTTCGTGGACATACGAACACAGGGGGTGTGTTGTAAATCATTCGGGTATAAAATATACATGTGGGTGTTGGGTGTGTTAAAGAAATAACGATAACTTATTTATGGACAACTGTGGTATATGTTGTGAACGATTCAATAAGTTAAATCACAAAAAAGTATCATGTCCATTTTGTGATTTAATTGCGTGTCGAGTGTGTTGTCAGATGTATTTACTATCTACAAATGAAGATTCACACTGCATGAAATGTAGACACGCATGGAATCGAGAATTTGTCGATAACTTCTGCACTAAAAAATTTAGAAATACGGAGTATCGCACACACCGAGAAAACATATTATTCGAAAGGGAAAAGTCACTCATGCCAGCTACTCAACCGTATGTGGAGCGCATTATCTTAATGAGAAAGTTGATTGACAACATAAACGAAAAACGAACTCTTTTGATGACTTTGTACAGAAAATATAAGATTTTTGACATCATAAATGTGGATATAGATCAAATTCATGAACAATACCCAGACATCGCTGAACTCAGAAATTCAATCGATGAACATTTTGCCGCGTACACAAATTTAAAAAACCTGGGTACTCATTTCAATATAGACAACACGCGAACTTTTAATAGAAAGTGTCCGGTTAATGAATGTAGAGGTTTTTTGAATGAAGACTGGTATTGTGTAATATGCGAAAATTTCACGTGCGAGCACTGTAACGAAATCCGTACATCTGAACACGTGTGTGACGACGAAAATGTTAAAACCATGAAACTTTTAAAAAGAGATAGTAAACCGTGTCCAAAATGTGGTACGGTCATTTATAAAATTTCGGGGTGTTCGCAGATGTTTTGTGTCGATTGTCACACCGCCTTTGATTGGCATTCTGGCGTCATTGAAATTGGGCGCATACATAACCCACACTATCTTGAATTTAAACGAAAATCTGGATTAAATCGAGAGAATGGTGATATTCCGTGCGGTGGTATACCCACATACAGCGAGCTTAAGGAAATAGACGCACCCGAAACGATTCTTCAGTTTTACTTCTTGATAAGAGATCTAGATTTAGATCTTAATTATAGATACGTCTATCCATATCAAGATAATACAAACATAAGAATTTCTTATATGCTGGGATACATAAATGATAATGTATTCAAAAAAGAGCTCCAAAAAAGAGATAAAACTCGGGATAAGTATACAGATATTCAAAACATTTATAGGATGATGATAGATTCGATCGGCGATTATCTTAGACGATATATAATTCATCAATCAGAATATGAAGAAATATTAGACATGTTAAATAAAATTATAGATTATGGAAATGTTTGTATAGATAAAATACATAAAAGATATAATTGTATAATGCCATATAAAATAGAAAAAATTTTCTCGGTTTAGTATAGTATGTACTTATTACTGTGTATTATACTTTTAGTCATATACATCATGCCAACATATGAGAAACCGCGTGTGTTTCATAATATGTTAAGTGATGACGAGTGTGATTACATCATAAATCAATCGAGAAACAAGTTAACAAAATCAACCGTTGGTAAAGATTATGCGATAGACCCCAACAGGGTGAGCCAAACGGCTTGGCTGAGCTTAAAAGATCCTATAATTCACAACATTGCTACAAAGTGCCTAAAAAATACAGACAGACCACTTGAAAATTGTGAAAGTCTACAAGTTGTGTATTATAAGGATGGTGGGTTCTATAATCCACACCAAGACGCAACCGTCGGTGAGAAGAATAAACGAATGTATACATTCATCTTTGCGTTAAATGATGATTATCTCGGTGGGGAAACAGAATTTCCAAATATTAACATGAAATATAAACTTAAAAAAGGTGACTGTCTAATGTTTGACAATTTGGATAATTACAATCTCATGACAAGTCAAGCATTACACGGTGGTAATAAAGTTATCGGCGAAAAATGGATTGCAAATTTATGGGTTCGCGTTCATCCGTTTGTAGTTTAAATTTCACCGCGGTCTATTAAAATTTTTCTGTTTAGTGCATGTTGTTCGGCTACATCGGCTTTATTTTGCCCCGTATACGGAACAGCGTATGCATTTTTACATAACCATTCATTCACATTCGTCCATTCGCCGTTCTCGCATATCCATACTTCGGCTAATATGCGACCAAATTTACCACGACTATCGCGTTCCGGGCATCTGAGTTCGATTTCTATATCATCGCTGTCAGATTCTACGGCTTTCAGACACCATTCTTTGAGCTTTGTTTTTGATAATAATCCGAATTTCTTTTCTTCTGCGTCTGAAGTTCTTGATTCCGGTGTATCTATACCGAGTAAACGCACCCGTTGGCGCGTACACACATCGAACCCTAAATCGATGGTGACATCTATCGTATCACCGTCAACGACGCGTTCAAGAGAAGCTACGCGGTATATAAATTCGCATTTGGTCATTTATATATTACAGTGATTTTTATCATCGCTTAGTCGCTCTGTATCTCGCGACCTGAGCCGTTTTAGCTTTCAATCTACTTTGTACGTTTAACGCTCTCGTCTTTTTCAATTTCAAATCCTGTAACATCTTCATCTGGTTCTTAACACCGATATCCGATTTCTGTATGTTTTGTGCGACACTCCTCTTCGCCGCGACGCGAAGACGACCCGCTAGTTCGCTTTTTTTATCCGCAATTTTACGTTTCATTTCTTTCTCTTCGGCTATTTTTCTATTGGTGACGAGTTTTTGAGCGTTAGCCAATATCATTCCAGCCGCCTCGCCCCGCGATACCCGATCCATAAAACGCTTGCGATTCTCTCGAGTAAGATTCACCATGGCTTGAAGTCTCGCTGACGTATTTTTTATAGCCTGTAGTTTCGTTTCCTTTTCTTTGGCAATTCGCCGCTCAGTCAATGCATTCTTCCATTGCGCGGGGGGTTGTTTCGTTTCGACCGGCTTCTTTGACGCTTCATCTTTCATCTTGGAGAAAGCTAAACGTCTGGCTTCATTCAATACGCTTTCCTTGTCGGTGCCTTTTGAAAGTCTATTCATCAAACGCTTGCGGTTTTCTCGGGTGAGACTGGGCATGGCTTGAAGTTTTGAAGACACGTTTTTGATGTTTTGGACCTTTGAATCTTTTTGCGCGGTGACACCTCGTTTAGCCAAAACATTCTTCCATTGTGCGGGGGTTTGTTTCGTTTCGACCGGCTTC